AGACATATTGAATTACTTCATATGTTTGGGCTTCATCTTCTAAAACCATTTTCAAAGCTAAGCTAATAGCATGCTCAGCTTTTTTTATTTGGTCTTCTTCAATGATTAGTCCACTGGGCATTTCGGTGTAATGTGGTGTTTCCCAATCTTTCATTTTCTTTCTCCTTTCTTGTTTTTCGTTTAATATATTAAACTTTTAAATTAAAAAAATACATCTGTAGTTTTTTTGTTGAGAGCACATGCTATTTTTTCAATCGTATCAGTAGTAGTAACTTTAATTCTGCCACTCTCTAACCCAGATACAATTGTTCGTGCAACTCCTGACTTTTTAGCAAGTTCTGCTTGTGTCATTCCAAGATTTTCTCTTTCTTTTTTAATAGTGTTTTTCATTTTTATTCCCTCCGTTTTCTTGAGTTTAATATATTAAACTTTTATTGTCAATAGTTTTTGTTTATTTTATTAAACTTTTTCCTTGCTTGTTTTTCGCAAAAAGGTTATTATATTAAACAAGAGGTGATTTTATGTTTTTAGGTGAAATAATAAAGCAGTTTCGAGAAGAAAACAACATGACAATGGAAACCTTCGCTGCAAAAGCTGGTTTAAGTAAGGGTTATATCTCGATGTTAGAGAAAAATAAAAATCCTAAAAGTTCTAAGCAGCTACTACCCTCTATTGATACATTTAAAAAGGCTGCTAAAGTAATGTCTATGTCGGCAGATGATTTAATTCGAATGACCGATGGTAGTCAATTAGTTAGATTAAATCAAAATGAAGATGATTTGACAAATATAACCAACATTTCATTTCCTGCGTCTCGCCCTACTCCGATGTTGGGCGACATCTGTGCTGGAAATGGTATTTTCTGCGAAGAGAATTTCGATGGATATTTTTTCGTAGATCAATCCGTAAAAGCAGATTTCTGCGTACGTGTACGTGGTGATAGTATGATTGATGCTTGCATCTCTAATAACGACATCGCTTTTATAAAAAAGACTTATGATTACAAAAATAACTCAGTATACGCTGTGCTACTAAACTCTGAATGTGAGGCTACTCTAAAGAAAGTATTTTGGCAAGGAGATACAATTTTGTTGAGTCCATGTAACTCAGAATTTGAGCCAATGATTGTTGACGCTTCAGAGGTGACAATCTTGGGTGAATGCGTTGGCGTATTCCACAACATGAAATAAGTACATAAATTTTGTTATTCGTTTGGCAATCAAATCAGATTGCTTTATGCAATAAACTTTAGTGTATATGTTTTTATTAAGAAAGGAAGTAAATAAAATGAAAACATGGAAATTAGTATCAGGTATTTTGTCAATTATCCTAAGTGTCTTTGTTGCTTTTCAGTCTGGTATGGCAGGACTTAGTAATGCTTTGGCTGATAACAACGAAGTGAGCGGTTCTGCGGGACTTTTAGTTGCAATATTGATGCTCGCTGGCGGAATCGTTTCTATTGCGGTTAGAAATAAGGTTGGTAAAGGCGGCAATATTGCACTTATTGTGATCTTCGGTTTAGCTGCCGTGATGGGACTAACAAATGCAGGAAGCTATAGTGATTTAATTATTTGGTCTATTTGGTGCTTAATTTGTGCAGTGCTCGCTTTGGTTGCAATTTTAAAAAATCGTAAAAACAACTGATAAAAATGTTGTTTGCAAAAGCTTTTTAATTTGAGAGGGATTAGTATGAGTGATAAATATAGAAAGTCTTTTACATTTGAAGGTAAGCGATATTTTGTTAGAGGAAAATCAGAGACTGATGCAATTATCAAAATGGCTAATAAGATACGTGATCTCGAAGAAGGACGTGTCATGCTATGTGGTAGTATGCATGTAAAAGATTGGTACAACGAATATGTAAAAACTTATAGAGTTGGATGCAAAGATATAACTCAAAAAAATTATGATTGCAAAATGAAAAAACATGTTTTGAGTACAATCGGAGATTTGCCACTCAAAGCAGTCAAACCTCTTCACTGCCAAAAAGTTTTAAATTCACTCGAAGGTTACTCTGCTGATTCAATTAATAAAGTTTATCAAGGCATGTGTGCCATTTTCCGTAGTGCCGTGGACAACAAACTTATAATTGATAATCCATGCACGGGGTTGGTAAAGCCTTCAGGAACCAGGAGCAAAAGAAGAGCTATAACAGATTTTGAAAGAAAATACATTCTTGAAGTTGCTGACACCAACCCAAGATTTTTATTTTATCTTTTTATGCTTTTCTGCGGGTGTCGCCCATCTGAAGCAGCTGCTATTCGTGGAATGGATATTGATAGAGATAAAAAGCTAGTAAAAATTATCGCAACTAAAACAGGTAATAAGGAAAGGCTTGTGCCTATTCCTGATTATCTCTACGATAGGATTCCATCTAATTTAAATCCTTTTACAACAATCTGTACAAATACAGTAGGTAAAAAATTAGATGAAAGCGGAAGGCATCATTTATGGAATGCATTTAAAAGAGAATTGAATTTGGCAGCTGGTTGTAAGATGCATAGAAATCAACTTGTTCCACCTTATCCTATTGCCGAGGATCTTGTGCCTTATTGCCTGCGTCATACATTCTGTACCGACTTACAAAAGGCAGGTGTAGACATAAGAGTTGCTCAATATTTAATGGGGCATGCATCAATTACGATGACAGCAAATATTTACACCCACATTGATGAAGAAACCATTGCAGATACAGCAACTAAAATGAACACACCTGTGCCATCAGCCGTGCCAAAATCGATGTAAGCATTGCAATCACTCAACCTTTTCAGCCCTCTCACGGCTGAATCAGGGGTTCGACTCCCCTAGGCGATACCAACTATAAAAAGCCTTGAAAATACTGCATTTATCAGTGTTTCAAGGCTTTTCTATTTAGCTATAAATTGGTAAACATTTACATTTTTACATCAAAAAACATCTTTTTGTGTCATGCTTGAAGAATTCTACCGTTTTTTCTAAAAAGTTCTTCCTCCACAAACTTTCCTATTGTAATTGCTGTGTCTGTATCATAGAATTTGCCTTTTATGATGGTCTTCATATGTTGCACCTCCTTATTTTATAGCTAAGTAAACAATGCATCCAATCAGTATTCCCCACACGATGCCGCCAATAACTTTTTCTTTAGCTGTTGTTTTTCTCTTCTTAACTGTGATCTTCATTCTCTTCTTGCCTTTCATATTTTATTATGGTATGATTTTTATAGAGGGAGCCTACGCCCTCTCTATAGTGACTTCGAAAGTGAAGATGATTAAATATAACTTTATTGTTAGTTTCTTTATCTTCATTTTTTCTTTTTCATACCTTATAGGAAAAACCCTGAATTTCAATATTCAGGGCTTTTTACTATTTCAAATTTAGTTCTGCTTTAAGAGCTGCTTGTAATATGGCCGAAAAATTTATTCCTGCTTTTTCCGCCTCAAAGTTAAGCCATGAAGGAATCGTACAGTTTTTCCTAATTGCTCTCATGTCGTTTTTTCTTCTGTATTCATCAAAGTCCACATCGACAAGGCTAACAAACTCATCTTTACTTACTTCTATTGTTGCCATTGCTGATGGTTTAGGTAAGTCCTCGTGTTCGTCCTCCATATCAATTCCCACTATTCCTATCGCATCTCTAGCCATTTCAATAGCTGTGGCCATATCTTCACCTTCTGTATTAATATTGAAATCCGGAATAAATACAATGTAATTATCCTTACTTCCCTTTTTTAATACTATTGGATATACATTTTTCAT